CCGCTGCAGCCGATTCCCTGGCCGAATACCAACCCGTGGACAGGCAAGCCGTGGACAAGCGTGCCCTCTAGTGAACTCACCGCTAACCCAAGGAACTAAACATGCCCGCACCGAACGCCCGTTTCATTCTCAACGTCGAGCAGCGCGTCTACGTGGAGAAGTCCTGGGGCCACGAGGACTGGATCTACAACGGCCGTTACTGCGGCAAGAAACTGCATGTTAACAAGGGCAAAGAGTGCAGTTTTCATTACCACAAGGTCAAAGACGAGGTGATGTACGTGGAGTCTGGTAAAATCCAGCTGACGTACGGCTGGGACGAGGATCTCTCCCACGCGGCGACGATCACGCTTACGCCCGACATGGCGTTCCACATTCCTCCGGGCATGTGGCACAAGTTTGCGGGCATCGAGCAGTCTGTCATCACCGAGTTCAGCACGCATCACAACGACAAGGACGTCGTGCGCGCTGGACAGCAGAATGGCGCGGAGAACGACGATGAAGAAGACGGCCCGACGGCAGCCTCGGATTCACGGAAGTCCTGAGCGCGCATTTGGCGCGCAGCTGGCGTTTGCCCTGCACAAGCGCGCCTTCTCCAACGACGAGAAGAGCTTCACGCCAGCCGGTTCGGCAAAGCCCGCTGTGTCGCCCAGTTCCGCGACCGGCGGGCTTGCGCAGCCTCCAAAGCCTCCGGCGCCCATTAAAGCGCCCACACCCCCCGCGCCGCCCAAGCCGCCCGGGCCGTCGCTCTGGGGCGATATGACGGCCAACGGCAAGCGCGTGGGCCTTGGCGTGCTGGGTTCTGTGTCTGGTCTTGGCGCAACGGGCGGACTGGGCTTGATGAGCGGGGCAAACAAAGCCTGGAACGCCGTTACGCCGAAATCGTTGAATACGTCGCAAGGCTGGACGCAGGGCCTCAATCAGGTTTATGACCAGACGGCCAACTTTGCCGAGAACTCGATCAAAGACGTCGTGGGCGGCCTGACTGGCGACAAGGACTACCACACCAGCCGCATGCAGAACTCGCTCGAACAGGGCTGGAACGACCCGAGCGTTGACCCGGTCAGCCGCGCGATTGCGCAGACCTCTGCAGGCGTGGGCCAGAACGCGTGGACGGGCGCCACGTCGCTGTACGGCGGTAACGCCGCATTGAACGCGTTGGGCCGCTTGCCTGGTGTTGCCGCTGGCGGGCAGCTGCTCTCCAAGGCGCCTGGTTTCGCTCCTGTGACGCGCGCGACGTCTTACGCCACGGGCATGCCCATGGCGTCAAACTTGAATCAGGCGGGCATGTTAGCAAGCCAGATGGGGCAGGCCGCGGTTGGCGCTGGAGCCACGGCGTATGACGGCCTGAATGCGGCACACGGCATCGAGAGTAATTACGCCGGAATGGTGCCGATGTTTGCGGCACAGCAGGGCCTGTCGAACGTAATTGGCGAAGACGCCGCCAACGTCGTGAACAGCTACGCGGGCGGGCGGTTCATGCAGGGCATGACACCCGGAGAGATTGGCGTACAGATAGGTCTGCCTGCCGCGGTTGAAGTTGGCACGCGGCTGTATAGCCAGCCGCAGCCTGAACAGGTTGCAGCGCAATCACAAGGTCAGCCACAAACGGAACAGGCCGCGCCCAGCCCGTCGATCATGAGCGAGCCCGGACCGACTGGCTTGCCGCACGTTGATGCCGCCACGTACGCAGATCCTCAAGCGCGGAGTAACTTGTACGCCCGTGCGGTGAGTACGCCCCCGCCGCCAGAGCAAACCGCGGCGGTCCAGACCAGCATGGCAGCCGCAGCGCAGCCAGACGCACCGCCAGAAGCCAAGCAGCAAGCGCAGTCGGACTTTCAGTCGTTCATGCAGCAGCAAGCTGACAGCAATCCGCAATTCAAAAGCGGCGCGGCGGATCTTGTGTCAGGCGACCCGGCGCGGCAGAACTCTCAAGCTGCACAAGCATTTCGGCAGCACCTGCAGACAGTCGGCAACGACGTGCAAGACGCGGAGCTGCAACGTCTGTACGCCGCTAACCCGAATCCCACGCCGCAGCAAGCGGGCGGGTTTGTCGCACAGGCCCAGGACGCTTGGAACAACCTTGGTCCGCATGGCCAGATGATGGTGGGCCTGGGCGCGCCGCTTGCGTTGGCCGGTATGGCGATGTCGATGTTTGGGGACGAAGAAGGCGGCGGCATTCTGCCCATGCTGCTGAGCATTCTCGGACTTGGCATGGCGGGCCTGGGCGCAGCTGGTAGCGGCGTGATGGGCGACGGCGCGCAGCAGATGGTCGGTGGCGGCATTCGCAACTTCGCCAACATGATGGGCGCGAAGATTCCCGAGGGCAACCAAGACTTGTCGGCACTGCTCAAGGGCCCAGATGCCGCGGTGAGCAGTGCCGGTGGCGGCTGGCGCGACGCCTTAGATATCAAAGGCAAGTTGCAGAAAGCCGAGCAGCTCAAGCAGCTCACCAGCATGCCGAGCTACTTGGCCATACCGTTGCTGCGCAATCTGGATCCCGAGCACATCAAGACGCCGCAGGACGCTCAAGCCGCCTATGCAAACGCAATGGCTCTGCGTCAACAGCTCGACAATCCCGAAAGTTCACTCGCAAAATCGCTTGCTACAGCGCAAACCATCGACCAGGGAATTAACAAAGCACAAGACGTTGCAACGGGCTGGTGGAATAAGGCAAAATCAACATTCGGAGGCTGACGCTCGTTAAGGTCGCGCAAGGAGGTGACGATGTACGAAGTTGCCTATGTCGCGCTGGCTTGGCTGGCGTCGGACCTTGTGACGGGCTTTGTGCACTGGGTGGAAGATCGATACGGAAATCCCGCGTGGCCGGTCATTGGCAAGCACGTCATTGCGCCGAACATTCTGCATCACACAGATCAGCGGGCGTTTCTAGTCGGCGGTTTCTTTGAGCGGAACTGGACGACACTGTTGCCAGCACTGACGATTGCTGCTGGCTTTGCCTGTGTCGGCTGGTACTGGTTCGCTCTGGTGGCGGGGTTCTCGGCGTTTGCGAACGAAGTGCACGCGTGGAGTCACCAGAAGTGCAGCCGCGGTATCCGTGGTTTGCAGCTGCTGGGGCTGCTGTGTTCTCAGGAAGACCACGCGCGGCACCATGAACGCCCGTTTGACTGCTATTACTGCGTCATGACGGGCTATCTGAATCCAGTTCTGTCCTTCATTCGGTTTTGGCCCGGCCTGGAGCTGTTGCTCGGTTATCCGACCGGCATCTGGCCGCGCAAAGAAAGAGAGCACGCATGAGCACGAACTTTCGCGATATCTACACGCAGTGGACGCAGAAGCAAGCAATGCTGTCCTTCGTCATGAAGTCCGCGCGTTGCTGGGCGGGTTACGAGCCGGTCCCGGGCAAAGCGCCTTACAGCGAAGACTCGTGCCGCCCCAAGGGCAGCAAAAAGAAGAAAGCGCCGAGCGAGAAGAAAGCAGGCCAGCCGTATTCGGGCCCGTACAGCAGTACGGCGTTTGACTCGGCGCACGCCGCGCAGCAGCTGGGCATGCCCGCGTCGGCAGCTCCGCAACAGGTCTACAACCGGATGATGTACAAACATCGAAACGGACAGTTTACGCCGTCGCAGTTTTCGGCGTTTCACTCCAAGTACAACGGTTTGCCGCCGCAGTTCACTCCTCCTCAACCCGCGCCGGTCGCTGCTGCGCCGCAGCCAACCTCTGCGCCGTTAACTGCAATGACGCAAAAAGCAGGCTCAAACGAATGCTGCGGCCCGGCGAGTGTGCCCGAGCACACGTCGCAGGAACCGACCAAGCAGATCACGCCCAAGCCCGCGGTGATCAGTCACAGCAAGCAGGTGCTGACCAGCGACCCGGCGCGTTTCGGCGCGTCGATCAAGGAAGCCATTGCGGGCGAAGGCAAGGGCGAGGAAAAGTACGAGCCGAAAGGCCCGAAGGCGCGCCTTGGCCAGAGCGTGTTCAATCACGTCGAGAAGAAGCACAAAGAAGAGCTGGATGGCGTGAAGCCGTCCCACGAGACGTCGAAGCACATCAGCGTGTCGCGCGCTGAGCCTGAAGAATCAGAAGACCTGCGAGCCGAGGAGGTGTTTCCGGACACGCGCCCCTACTCAGACTGACAACATGGATAGATATCTTTGTGGCTGACCTCCGGAAAGGACTCCGAGTGTTATGCGAAAAACAACGCGTGCGGCAGGAAAGAAATCGTCCGAGAAAGCCGCGCGCCGCCAAGCGCGCCAGGAAACGAAAGAACAGCTGGTTCGCCAGCCGCTAGAGATCGAATGGCGCACGAAAGCTCAGGCAAAGGCCTGGGAGTTGGTCACGAACCACGACCTCACGTTCTTGCTTGGCAGTGCAGGCTCCGGCAAGACGTTTGTCGCCATGGCCTACGCGATCAACGCGGTGCTCACGGGCCAGGCTGAAAAGATCGTCCTGACCCGGCCGATCGTGGACGCTGGCGAGAAGATGGGCTTTCTGCCCGGCGGTGTGGGCGATAAGGTCCATCCGTACATGCAGCCGCTGTACGACGCCATGGACACGCTGCTTGGCAAGTGTTCTCCCAAGCGCGAGATAATCAACAAGGCGGTGATTCTTGCGCCGCTGTGCCACATGCGCGGCCGGACGTTCAACAACGCCGTCTGCGTGTTCGACGAGGCACAGAACGCCACGTACATGCAGTTCAAGCTGTTTCTGACGCGTCTGGGCGACAACAGCCGGTACATCGTCACGGGCGACCCCGACCAGAACGATTTGCCGTTCTCGCCCGCGCCGATCCGCGAAGTCGTCCGGAAACTTGAAGGCGGGCCCGGTATCGCCTCGTTCAAGTTTCTCAACAGCGACGTGGTGCGCCACCCGATCGTGGTGACTGTTTTGGAACGCCTCTGAGTTCCTTGACGGCTATACGCGTAGCGCTAAACTCTCCTTACCGTAGAAATAGGTCTGCGGTCAAAGGACTGAATCTGTGAGCCCGCTTGAACTTGTGCAGTTGTTCGAAACAAAACTCAGCCTGATTGAGTTTCATGCCGCAGTTGCTTCTGCCACGCTCAGAATGGTCACGTCGAAGGCGCAGAAACTGAATTACGCCAAGTCGGACAGCCGCCGGTCGTTTATGACTCGGCTTGAAGAAGAAACAGCGGGCTGCGTTGCCGAGATGGCGTGGCATAAGCTGCTCAACCTGTTTTTCGTGCCCGCTATCAACACGTTTCACATCACGCCGGATTCGCTCGACGATATCGAGATTCGCGCTACAACAACGTCGACAAACCGGCTCATTGTTCGCGACGACGATCATCGCGAACGCCGATTTGTGTTCGCAATCACAGATGGCGAGTCTGTGCGTTTCGTCGGTTGGTGCTACGGCTACGAAGCGATGAAGCCGCAATGGCTGTGCAATCCAAACGACCAGCGCGAGAGTTGGTTTGTTCCTCAAGATGCGTTGCGGTCAATGGACACGTTGACGCTCGACTTGCTGGAAGAAGCCGTTTAACTACGTACATGGCCGTATTACGGGAGAGTCGCACGGAAAGCGGCCTGCTGTTGCGTGTCCTAACCGCGCGACCGGGTTTGTACCTGCGGAGTCAGCGGGGGCTGACTTGCACCTCATCAGACAGCCGAGGTGCCGGGATGCGCGCGGAGATTGATATCTTTGCGCGCTTAACGCTGGTTGCTGGGTTTTCCACGGTTGTCTGAGCCTTCCTTCGCCCTTACGCAACACGAGCACAAGCGGGACACGAGCGGTCCTGCTGCCAGCGCCCAGCCCGCCCGTTTCACTCTAACCAAGGAGTTTTTATGAACCGCATGGACGCCATTCACACGCTGGTCAGCGACCTGCAGAACGAGTACAGCCATCTGTTGTTCTACACGCGGCAGGCCAGCATTGTCGGGGGCATGCACGCCGCCGAGTATCGCGAGTTCTTCGAAAAAGCCGCCGCCAGCGAGCTGCAGCACGTGCTGGCGTTCCAGGACCGTATTCTCGGCCTGGCGCCCGACATCCGGCTGGGTGGCCATCCACTGGCCGTCGAGCTGCCGCGTTATGATGCACTGCGCGGATTGACGCCGTTCTTTCATCCTCACGAGGCGCTGGACCACGCGATTCAGCTTGAGACCGACGTCGCGCGGAACTACACGCACACGATCCGGGCGCTGGACACCCCAAGCTACGCCGCATTTCCCGAAGCGACGTACCTCAAGATCTTCTACGAAGAACAGCTCAAGGATTCGTACGAGGATTGCGAACGCATGCGTCGTCTGCGCGCTAACTTCGTGGAGCAGCCGTACAATCGCAGCTGGCGCGACTGGACGCTGAAGTCTGCTGACGAATGACAAAGGAGCTTTTGTGGCACACGTCTACACCTGCGGCACGTTCGACCTGTTTCATCCCGGCCACATTTCGTTTCTGAAGCGTTGCTCGCGGCTGGCTGGGCCTGACGGCACGCTTACGGTCGGCTTGAACACCGACCAGTTCGTGTTTTCGTACAAGAAGCGGCGGCCGGTCATGCGGTTCGATGAGCGCTGGGAAATGCTCAAAGAATGCCAGTATGTCACCAAGGTTATTCGCAACGTGGCCGGTGCAGATCTTCGGCCGTCTATCAACGCGTGCAGCCCGCGCATAGATATCATTGCGGTCGGCTCAGACTGGGCGTGCAAGGACTACTTCGCCCAAACCGGCCTGAGTGACACGTGGCTCGACGGCAACAACATCTTGCTGGTGTACCTGCCCTATACGCAGGGCATTTCGACAAGCACGCTGCGTGAACGGATCCTGGCCGACGAAGCGGAGTAAGTCGCGTGAAGAAAATTGCGCTGCACATCACGGGGTTTTTGCGGAACTACCAGTTCTTCACGCGCAGCGAGTTCTACAAGCGGCTCACCAGTGAGTTTGACTGCGATGCGTTTCTTACCGTGTGGGCGGAAGACGGCTACGGCAGCAACGCAACGTTCAAGTACACGGACAACTTGCTGTCATCGAGCGACATTTACGCAGAGTTCGGAAAACCGCTCGTGTGGCTCTGTCAGCGGAGGTTTTCCGCGCACAGGGCGCAGTTCGACTACGCGCCAGCGCAAAAGCTCTTGGCGTTAGAGCCACATGTACTGGAGAAATACCGGTCGAAGTTCTTCTGTGTGAAGCACATGCCGGTGCATCACTACGATGTGCACTTTCACACCCGGCCGGACGTCCTATGGACGCCGGAGCTGGTCGACGGGTGTCTCAAGGCGCTGGCCGAGTTTGACGCTGCCGCCGCGCCGCTGTTCACCAGTACCGACCTGTATCACCGCGAGGGCTGCTTTGGCGACACGTTTCAGATTGGCTCTAGCGCGCATATGGCGTGGCTGAAAGGCTTTCATGACAAGCTGTACGATCCGGCGTACTTGCAGCTAGATATTCCCGCAGTGCCCGAGCGCATTCTGGAGCACTATGCGAACGAGGCAGGGATTGCGCGCGAGCAGCTCCCCGGCACAATTGAGCTGAACAGGACGCGGTGGGCGCATGACAACGTATGACCTAGCACATTTGACGCAAACAACGTCTGATGTCGTCGGGCCGATTCAAGATGACGAGGCGTTGTTATTGTACGCGGTAATCAAATGCACGCACGCAACACATGTGCTTGAGGCAGGCGGGCTTGACGGCTACTCAGCGCGCAATTTTCTTGCTGCATTGGCGGGGTGTTCTGGCATCGTTTATACGGTTGACCCGATACCCGTGGTAAAACGCGGGCCAAATCACGTAACAATTCAAAGCTGTATTTCCCAGGTTGATGTTGCCGCGCTGCCGCATTTAGATCTCGTGTTCTACGACTGTCACGTATTTGACGCGACGCTGGCGTTTCACGAAAAGGCTGTTTCGGCGGGAATCATAGACAGTCGGACGATAATCGCTATACACGACACCGGCTTACACCCGTGTCGCGCCAATGCAGACAGTGTCGAAGTTTCTCCTGGCTGCTGGGTGCACCAAGCGGTCGAACGGCGGCTTGTAAACAGTTTGGTTGAGCGCGGTTGGCACGCGGTGTGTATACATGCAGACTGCGCGCTGCCGCTGCGGCACGGTTTGACGTTGTTGAAACAATTTTCGCCGTTACAAGTTGATTAGGCGCACTATGGCTACTTCAGCGTCATCGCCCGACGTGCACGTTGTTGCGGCACACTACAAAGAAGACACCGCGTGGTTAGACACGCTGAGATACCCGCACACCGTCATTTCTCGCGCCGGTATACCTCAAGAGACCGCGCCTAATCGCGGGAACGAGGTCGGCGTGTATCTGGAGTGGATCGTCAAGAATTACGACGCACTGCCCGATTACACTGTGTTCATTCACGCGCATCAGCGTTCACCGCACTGCGCGGGCGACATGGCGCAGATTATCAATCAGCTCGTGTTTGATCGCGAGTACCGCAACATCAATGTCTACCCGCCGATCGCCGCCGCCTGCTTTCCCGCGCAGCTGGCAATTCTCAACCCCCACAAACACGTAATTGAAGCGGCGTTTGGTATGTCGCTGCCGCTGGAAGAGTTGCGCTTTAATTGCTGCGGGCAGTTTTACGTGAGCCGCGCGGCTATTCAGCGCCATCCGCGGCAGGCATATCAGGCCGCGTATGACTGGCTGATGACTACGCCGCTTCACAGCAGAGACTCTGGTCGCTTGTTAGAGTACACGTGGCATCTTCTTTTCACTGGCAACATCACAGACATGATTGAACCGCGCACAATTGCTTTCTATCACGGGCTGGGCGACTGTTCGAACTTTGCGGCGCTGCTCGCGCCGTGTATCGCCACATATGGTGACAAGGTAACCGTGGCGTGTGACGCGACAAAAGTAGCGTTGTTTGAGGCGTTTGGTATTCCAACCGTGACACCCGAAAGCCAAGAAGCCGCTGCCGCTTTGCCGCACTCGTGGTGGGAGCCGCCAAAGGACGTACCGCCTGCGGATAATGTGTTCTTCAACAATAAGAACTACCGCGGGATTGACGCGCAGCCGTTTGCGTTACCCGTGCCGCGCGACGAGTTCTGGCAGCGACACGCGGCGCAATCGGCAGGGCGCTTTAAACAGTACGCGCCGCTTGTAGAGGACTATCTCCGTGATTTGCCTCGGCCGTTGGTGCTGCTGCATAGTCACGGCAATACGTCGGCCAGCGAAAAGAGCATGCCGGGAACACTGTCGCGCGATTTCATTGTCGAGTTTCTGCGCTTGTCTGAGGGGTCTGTGCTTGTCGCCGATTGGGACAGTCGCACGCCGTGGGTACATTCCGGTCGCGTGCGCAATCTACGGCACCATTGGCCGGAAGATGGCTTTTTGTTGCCGTCGTTGATGGGGCTGATTCACGCAGTTGATTTGGTTGTGGGCGTGGACAGCGGGCCCTTTCATCTGGCTGGCGTTGTGAACAAGCCGTCGATTGGCGTCTGGTTCCAGCATCATCCAGTCCATTATTCGTTGCCGCGGACGCAGTGCCTGAACATCTCGTTTGCCGATACGACTTCGAACATTCGTGGCGCCCGGGCGTTTAACACGGTTCAGGCCGCTGAGACGCCGAATCAGGCACGGTATCTGGCTCAAGCCGCAGTTGCGATGCTAGAGTATGAACCGCCATGCCAGCTCACGCGCGCTGAGGACGTGCAACTGCGCCTGCTCACGGACAAGTGTTTTGGCGGCTACGTTGAGTATCCGGGCGTGCTCCATGCAGGCAATGTTGTTTATGATCGCAGCATCAGTTTCAATTACATGTTCGATCATCTTTTTAACGGCGGCCCAGGAAAACTGATTGTCGAGACTGGCTGCATCCGCGCGGACAACGACTGGGCCGGGGCGGGGTACTCGACATTCTTGTTCGGCTTGTTGGCGGCACGCACTCACGGCCGTGTCATCAGCTTTGACATCACGCCGGAATACGTGAACTACGCCAACGACGTCTGCAGGCCGCTGGGCTGCGTGACGGTCGAGCAGCGTGATTCGGTCGAAGGGATCGCGGCCATCAAGGAGCCGATTAACCTGCTGTATTTGGACAGCATGGACTGTTATGTCCCTGGATATGCCGAGCACGGACTACGAGAAGCGCAGGTCGGCGCTGGCCGGGTTGCGCACAACGGGCTCATCGTGTTTGACGACACGCTCTACGAAGGCTCGACGTGCCGCGGCAAAGGCGAACTCGGCGTGCCTTGGCTGCTAAAGAACGGCTGGAAGGTTGTGTTCGCCGGACATCAGGTCGTCTTGGCGAGGGCGTGATATGACGGACGCCCCGCGCAAGGTCATTTTCCGTAACTTCCAAAGCCCAGGCGATCTCGTGATGCTGCTGTACGGCATCAAGAGTCTTCACGAGTCGCATCCCGGTAAATTCATTACTGACGTGCATTGCGGCGTCAAAGATATCTTTCTCGGCAATCCGCTGATCACTGATTTAGATCCGCTGGCAACCGACGTGTCGCTCATCGAAGCCGACTATCCGCTGATCCATCGCAGCAATGATTACCCGGTGCGGTTTGTCGAGGCGTTCGGCGCCGCAATGGCCGAGAAACTGGGCGTCACGATCACGCCAACGCGATTTCAGAGCGCGATTCACATTCTGCCCGAGGAGTACGGCTGGTTCTCCGCTGTGCGCGAGATTCTGGGCAAAGACGTGCCGTACTGGGTGCTAAACGCCGGGCACAAGTACGACTACACGGCTAAAGCATGGTCTTTCGAGCGGTACCAAGAACTCGTGGATCGCTGCTCGAACGTGTGGTTTGTGCAGGTCGGGTCGGGCGAGCACGCGCACCCAAAGCTAGAAGGCAAAAACCTGATCAACATGGTGGGCAAAACAGACGCCCGCCAGCTGATCCGCATGGTGCATAATGCGTTCGGCGTGATCTCGGGCGTGAGTTTTCCGATGCACCTGGCGTACGCCGTGCCGCCGCATCCACGATTCAAGCGCTCCAGCCGCGCGAACATTACACTTGCAGGCGGCCGTGAACCAGCGCATTGGGAGCATGGACCAAACCACCAATTTTTGCACACTTGCGGTATGCTGCCGTGCTGCCAAACTGGTGGGTGTTGGCGTAGTCGTGTGGTGCCGCTGCAAGACAACGACGACAAAGACGCCGCGCTGTGCTCGCGTCCGGTCGTTATGGCAAACGGCCAGTGGATTGGCGAGTGCATGGCGCTCATCACGGTCGATGACGTGGCAAAGCTGGTTGAACGGTACATGAGCTATCTGGATTACGAACCCAAGTTCTGAAGGAGCAGAGATGGCAAACTCAGTCGATATTCGTTGGATGGAAGCCGCGTTGATTGCGGCGGCGAACTTCTCCGGCGATCCTCGGACACAAAACGGCGCGGTAATCGTGACGCACAGTGACGGCGGTTTCTCTGATCGTCACGTACTCGGCACGAACCATTTTCCAAAAAACATCGCCGTGACGCCCGAGCGGCTAGACTCGGCTGTAAAGCTCAAATACATGCAGCACGCAGAAAGATCAGCAATCTATAGCGCAGCCGCGCTTGGAATGCCCACGCTTAAAGCCACGATGTATTGTCCGTGGTTTGCGTGCCTTGAATGCAGCAAAGCCATTATCGGTGCAGGTATCGCGCGTGTTGTCGGCTTGCGCAAGCCGCGGCTGCTTACGCCAGACCGATGGAGCGCTACAATTGCGGAAGCTGATGCGCTGTTGCACGAGGCCGGTGTTATCACTGACTTTCTGGAAGACGAAATTGGCGTCGAGATTCTGTTCAACGGCGAAAAGGTAGTGATGTGACTCCACACCGTAAGACCGTCATCGCGCTGGACTTCGACCGCACGTTCACGAGCGACATTCCGTTTTGGCGGACGTTTGTGCTGCATGCGATGGAGCGCGGGCATGCGGTGTACTGTGTAACTGCTCGGCATGATAACGAGACAAACCGTAAACAGATCGAAGAGCTGTTCGGCCCGGTCGTGTTTCCGCAGCTGGGCGGCGTAATTTACACCCAGCACCAGTCCAAGCGGGCAATTGCGCAGGGTTTGGGCGTACGGGTCGACATCTGGATTGACGATATGCCCGAGGGTGTAGGCAAGCAATCCAAGCGCGACTTTCAAAAACACGAGTTACAGCACAAGGTTTACGAAGAGCTGCCTGTCTTCCAGCCCGACGTCGTGTGCCCTACGGAAGTCTGGAAACCGGCACAATAGATATCAATGTGCCGCGCTCCGCGGGCACAGTTTTCATGGAGCTACGTCATGGACGACGTTCTCATTGTGGGCAGCGGTATGTTCGGCGCCGTCTTTGCCCGGCAGTGCCTCGACGCTGGCAAATCTGTGCGCGTGCTGGAGCGCCGCGATCACGTTGCCGGAAACTGCTACACCAAGAACGTAGACGGCATCGAGCAGCACGTCTACGGGCCGCACATCTTCCATACAAACAGTCCGAAGATCTGGGACTACGTTCGGCAGTTTGGCAGCTTCAACAACTTCGTGAACAGGCCCAAGGTCAACTACCACAGCAAGCTGTATTCGTTTCCGATCAACCTGTTCACGCTCTACCAGTTGTGGAACGTCTCGACGCCGGAAGAAGCGCGCGCGGCCCTAGACAAAGTCCGCGTGCCTATCGCTGAGCCCCGGAACCTGGAAGAGTGGGCGCTGTCTCAGGTCGGCGAAGAGCTGTATCAGACGTTCATCTACGGCTACACCAAGAAGCAGTGGATGCGCGAGCCCCGCGAGCTGCCCGCGTCGATTATCAAGCGGCTGCCCATCCGGCTGAACTTCGACGACAACTACTTCACGGACCGGTACCAGGGTATTCCAGAAGCGGGCTACACCGCGCTGCTTGGTAATATGCTCGTCGGCGCGCGTATTGAGTTGGGCGTGGACTACCTTTTGGCGCGCGACTACTGGGACGCGCAGGCTAAAACCGTCGTGTTCACCGGCTGCCTCGACCAGTTCTACGGCTACCGGTACGGCCAGCTCGACTATCGAACGCTGCGGTTTGAGACATTGCGTGAAAACATCTCGGATTATCAAGGCAACGCGGTGATCAACTACACCGGCAGGGAGCCCTACACCCGCGTCGTTGAGCACAAGCACTTTGCGGGCGCGCAGACGCCGCACACGCTCGTCACGTGGGAGTACCCCGACGCCTGGCAGCCCAACAGCGTGCCGTACTACCCCATCAACGACGACAAGAACAGCGCGCTTTACGCCCAGTACGCCGCCCTCGCCCGCCAAGAAACAAAATACCTCTTTGGTGGGAGACTGGCCGAGTTTAGATACTATGACATGCACCAGGTGATCGGCAGCGCGCTGACGTCGGCGGCGCAGTTTCTTGGAGTGAAATGATGGTCTCGTATGATTCGAGCAAGCTGTACGTTTGCGTGACGTACACGCCGGAGTTTCAATCGCTTCTCGATAATCTCTGCACGTCGCTGACGCACCCCAACATCGAGATGCACGTCAACCGGGCTGTCTTGCAGACGCGCTATGACGGCTTTCGCAGTCGCGGATGGTTTGAATGCCTGAAGCTCAAGCTGCAGTTCTTCTACGCCTTCTTTTCGAAGCTTCCGGACGGCGCTGTTGTCTGCTCAATCGACGCTGACATCCAGTTTTTTCAGCCGGAGCGGCTGTATGAGCTGAAGCAGCAACTCGACCGCTCGACGCTTGAATGTTACGGGCAGGCCGAATACCAGACGCGTTGGATCGACAGGCCGAACACGGGTGTTGCCAACGGCGGGTTTTTCATGCTCAAGAAAACAGCGCGCGTGCTGGAATGGCTGCAGGCTGTTTTGGCGCAGAACTTCAATCGGCGCTTTCTGGGCGATCAGGAATATCTGAACCACTTTATGCGGCAGAAGCGCGTGCAGTATCAGCTGCTTCCGCCCCAGGCGTTTTTGCACGGCGGCCCAATCGTGGCAAACGATCTTGGCTTTATCGCGCCAAAACAGCTCGTGATGCACCACGCCACGTACTGTAAGACGGTCGAAGAGAAGCAGGCGCAGATGACGACGCTGCGGACAATGTGCGGGCTGGCGCCCGTGGACTGGCGCCGCGTGAAGAACACAAACCCGAACGTCGTTGCTTATGTCGACGGGCGGAACGACAACTCGTATACGCCCGACAAACAGTATGCGCTGGTGTTGTCGCGGTGCACCGAGGACGTGTCATGGGCGGCACAATGGAAAGACACGCTCGACGTGTTCGTGTACAGCAAGTGCGGCGCGGCTGAACCCGCGTTCAAAGCGACGTGGCTGACGCTGCCCAACGTCGGCCGCGAATCGCACACATACCTGGCGCACATCATCGACCACTACGACAACCTGCACGAGGTCACGATCTTTCTGCAGGGGCGGATCGACGACGCGCAGGCGTATCCGGCTAACCAGCTCATGAAGTACATCGAGCCCGCCAAGAAAAACGGGTTCAGCGCGTCACACCTGATGCTGGTCAAGCCGTCGCACTGGGACAACATCAATTTCCTGGCAATCCCGAAGTACGCGCCGAAAGTGCGGTCCGGCGCCTTACGCATCAATAAAACGGGCTTGCTGGCTTTTGCGCACCGGCATTTCGGCAAGCTGCCGGTGTTAGCTGTGAGCACCTACACCGGGTGTTTTGCTGTTAGCCGCGAAGCCATCCAGAAGTACCCGAAGTCGTTCTACGTGCAGCTCCGGGATATCCTGGGCGACCACAACGACCCTGAAGAGGGCCATTTTATGGAGCGGCTTTGGGCGCACATGTTTAGCGGCACCGCGTACGTGCCGGAACTGCTGGGTATTCCTGAAAACAAGCGCGATAAGTTTGTGTACTAGCATGGCAATCGACTTTCAACGCGTTCCGGCGTTCTGCATCAACCTCGACACGCGGCCTGATCGCTGGGCGCAGATGGAGGCTGAATTCCAAAAAGTGCGCTGGCCGCTTTCACGCTGGCCCGCTGTGCGGCACGACAGCGCACCAGCTCCGAACGTTGTCAAAGAGCACGCAGGCGCGCTTGATAGTCACCGGCAGCTGTGGCAAAAATGCTTGGACGACAAACTCGACGTGCTGGCGGTGTTTGAAGACGACATCGTGTTGCCATCGAACTTCATTGATATCTTTGCGCGCGCGTCTGCGGAGCTACCCGCAAACTGGGCAATGTGGCACTTGCATTCTTCGCGCGCCAAGACTGCGCCCGCGGGTCAATATCTCGTGCGCATTCTTTCGTCGATGTGGGGCGCGCACGGCTATCTGATTCGGCCTGCGGCGTGTGCCGCGCTGTTGGCTATCCCTGGTTACGAGCCTGCGGATTATCGAATGACGAAAACGTATCTAAGCGCCGGTGGCCAGCCGTTGGGCACGGCGACGAGGTCGGCGCTGTGTTTTCAGCGCGGCGACGACAGCGATATCCCAGCTACCGCGCAGTTACGCTTTTGGCGAGAGCAGCGGCAAAAATACTGCCGTTAAAGCCGGTTGGGCGATTCGCGCTCTTTGGCAACTCGCTTTGCGCCCATACATGAAAACGTGATAAAGTATCACATGCGTGGCAGTGTCACGCAAAAGCCGCAAGTTGGTCGTGGTGGCCGATCGGTTAGGTGCTATTTCAGTAGCATGGATGCTGCTGGGGTAGCGGGTTCCGTGGTCAGAGCACGCCGTGAACACGGTTGGAGGCGCGGTGAATGCCACACGGGGCAGCAATGCCTTTGTAAGTCACCGTGAAGCTGCAGCTTGCTGCAGCCGGACCTGCGGGTAGGGGATCCCAGGAGCTTGCGGTTATGCCAGTTGCCGGACTTAAATGGCGGGGGCCAGCAGCATGTTTGCAGAACCGACTCATCCTCTTTGGGTGTTTCTCAGCGCTTTTGGCGTTTCTGCGTTCGCTGGGCTCGCCACCTATTTGCGCTTTTCGCGTAAAATGACTCGGCTCGGTCTTTTGAGCGCGTTGTTAAATGCTGGTTGCCTTGGTCTGGCCATCAGCCTTATCTGGTACCAGCACTATCGAAAGTCGGAGAACGTCTATGGTCTAATTGGTATCTGCGTCCTGGCCGGAATGGGCGGGTCGACGGTTACCGATATTCTGTGGTCTGTCCTCAGCGGCGCGGGCATCAAGGTCACGATTAGCCACGAGCAAGACAGGAACCCCAACGATGACTGATCGTAAAGCTCGGGACATGTTTAGCGCTGTGGCGCTTGTCTTTGTGGTTCTTTGCTCGCTGGCGTTGTTGTCGTCAGCCGCTGCGGTCGCGCAACAGGGCCCGCAGCCTGTTGCGGAGGTGGGAACACGATGAGCGCGTTATTTAATCCATGCAGTGAGCAATCTCGGCCCTTTCGGCTAGCCGCGGTTGGCTGGGCAATCGCTGGTGCCACGTTGTGCGCTTGCGTGCTTTGGTACCACGCATCAGCGCTGGCGTCACACCAAAGCGAGCTGCACAAGATCATCAACTACGCACCCGACGCCGTGATTGTGTGCAATGAACGCGGCCAGGTTCTTTACGCCAATGACGCGGTACGGACGATTACGGGTTTCACTGAAGAAGATCTCGTTCGCGGCGGAGTTGAGCAGGTTATTCCGCTTCCTTTGCGCGCTTTGCACAGAAACGCGCTTCGCGGCGCAGTCGTCAAGAGCGATCGCGGCATTGAAGGCGTGAATTACCGGCGGGTCTACCCAGTGATGCGCAAAGACGGCAAAATGGTCGTCTGCCTAATCAGCGTCGGCAGCGTTCGGCATTACGACGGTCCCCAGTTTTTTGCGTTTATCGTGCCCGTTGGCGAAGAAGACGCGCCGGTCAAACTGGATCCAGCAACTACAGCGAACAACGCGCCGTAAGAGACTCGCTATATGGATGGCCTCTCCATTCTTGATCCGACAAACTGGCGCGTAGGCGGGCTGAAAGAGCACCCTGCGTACATTGTCGGCAACGCGGCCGCCTGGCTTACAAAGGCTGGCGCTGTCGGAACAAATCACTATCTCACCGGGCGGCTCTATGTTGCGAAGAGCGGCTGGTTGCTGCTTTCGGTGCCCAATGCGCTTGTGCGCGGTGTGTTCGACGCCATGACTGCCACCGGCGCCGAGTTGCCCACGATGAGCGCCTTCAACGGCGAATCCGCGGACAAAGAGCTGCTCAACGCGCACATCTCGGTAATGACGGCCGAAGAGGTCGAACAGATCGGCGCAGACAAGATCAACGAACGCGGGCACAACTTTCATTACGCGCTGGGCCAGATCCGCGAGTTTTCGCCCAGGACTGAGACGCTGAGCCGCGTGTGGGCAATTCAGGTGGCGAGCCCTGAGTTGGCCGCCCTGCGCAAGAGCTACGGTCTGTCGGCGCTGCCCAACGGCGACCACCCGTTTCACATTACCGTGGCTGTCAGGCGCAAGAATGTGCTGGGGCAAAACGAAGTTGCCAAAGTAAATGGCAGCCGGGGCGCGCTCAAGGCGGCAGCCGATCACACGGTGACTTACGACTGCGGGTGCTCGGGGCCGTGTTCATGCCCTGATACCTGTATTTGCAAGCAAAGCGGCCGGTGTGGTTCGCGCAATAAAGCCGCGGCCAAAGAAGACGTACTTCACGGCGGCGCGGCGGATCACAAGCCCGATAGTGAATTCAATCCGGAGGCTCTCTCAGAGGGCAAAACGCATGAGCGCGAACACACGGACAACGATCAAATCGCCAAGGAAATTGCCGCGGATCACCTGTCCGAAGACCCCGCCTACTACAAAAAAGTCCGACAAATAGAGAAGGGAAGCAGCGTCTATTTCAACCAGGCGCGGCAGATGTTCAATCCGTTCACGGTGTCTGGCCCGCAGATTCCGTATGACCACAATCGGCCGGTGTTCGAAAACATTCAAAACCAGCTGGCAGAGGTAAAACGCCGCGGAGATTTCATGCTCCAGGCCGATCGCAACCATCAGATCTGGCGCGCGCAACTGGATCCGAATTACCGCTATCAACTTGCTCTTCAAGCGTTTCGAGGTGAACTGCCCCAGCCCGGTCTCACGGACCAGCTGTTTGAACGATATGGCGACGGAATGCTCGCCTCGTTACAGCCGAGGAGGCCGTGAAATGCCGCTTTTTCCGTGGCGACCAAAAAAGCCGGACGAGCTAGTTACACCTGTTACGCCGCCGCCGGATGACCTGAATCCCGCGCGCGCAGCCTGGCTCAAAGCCCTAATGCTCCTTCGTTCGATCGACAAGCAAAAGCTTGGCGTGGCGTTGTTCACAGCGCCCGTCATAGCTTTTTTTGCCGTCAGCGGTGTGTTTTTGTGGCTTTGGGTAGCTCTGCGCGGGCTGTATCGGTTCATCCTCTCTATCTTCAAGTGAAGCATGACGGCGGCCAAAGATATCAATGCGTGGCAGAGTGTTCCTGCGCGGGTAAGTCAACGGCTTCCTGCGGCGGCCGTGGTGCGGGCGCAGCACGAGAAGGCCGCGGTAGCTGCACACGTGTTGGCGACCAGCTGCGCGACGTGGATGCCCGAGGAGAACATCCTCACGATTTGGACGCGCGAGCCGATCACTGAAAAGCAGGCGCGGGACTATCGAAAGCACCTCAACACGCGCGGTTTTGCTCATCGCGTGTTCGACGAGGGCGCGCCTGATTGGAGCGTTGAAATCCTGATCAAACGAGGTAATCAGGCGCTTATCCCGGGCCTCGACAAGGTCTGGCAGTATGGAAACGCGGCGCTCGGCGGTCCGAACCCGATGAGCAACGGCATCGTCTCAGGCCTGCTTCTTGGCGGCCTTGGGTACGGTGGCGGCGCGCTAGCTGAGCATCTGTTTCCCGAGCGTTATCTCCAGCGCGGCAAACTGCGGAAAAGCCTGGGGGCAGCGGGAGCGCTGGCTGGTTTGGGTCTTGGTGCCATGAACGCCAATGCGAACGCCCGCGCGATGGACACGACGTTCCTCAAAGGCCTTTTTACCGACAACCGGACCGTGCCGCCGTTTGTGCAAGAAAAGGCGGGTTTCGACTTTGGTCCGGACCCGTTGGCCAGTCGCGACACCGGCTTGTACGCGCCTTCTGTGCCGGTGCCGCAGTTCAACCAGGCCGCCTGGATGGACGTGCAAAAAGGCATGATGAATCCGCGCGGTATGCACTCGTCTCCCCAGATGGCAGCAGCGGCAACGGGGCTGATGAGCGGAATCAGTACGGGTGTCCGGTCGCCGATTATTCGGCCTGTTGACGTAATCAGCGGCATTGCGTCCGCTGGCGTGGGCCTTGCAACGGCGACGATGGCTGGCAAAGCTCTATCTGCGTTGGCCGGGCTAACGCCTGAAGCGCAAAACAAGCTGCAAGACATGGGTTTGTGGGCGGGCATGTTGCACGCCGTTGTGCCGCCGATGTTTGGACGCTGACTTACTTGCGCGTTCGATACAGTGGTGACACAATAGGTAAATACACACCTCGAAACTAGGAGTTTTTTATGGCCATGACAAAGGTCGACGCAATTCGCGCAGAAATGCGGCTGCTCAATGCCGAAGCTGACGCTGTTCCCGGCGTGTCGCTCACGAACTGGAGCAGCCCTGAGTTTTGGACCATGGTCGTTTCTGCGGTCACAAACCTCGTAACTGTGGCTGTCGTGCTGGGCTGGCTTAGCTCGACTGACGCCGAGACCGTCACTAAGGCGCTGTCGGCACTGATCGGCGCCGGACAGGTCATCATCGTCAACGGCCTGATTGTGTGGCGGTTTATCTCCGCGCGCGTTCAGGTGAAGCAGGCTATGATCACAGCCCGCTACAACTACATGGCGGCGGTGACGACTGAGCAGATGCGGCTTAATATGAGAGCCCGGTGATGACAGACAATGATCTCCAGGAGCGGATTCGAGTTTCTCCCGCGCTGCAGGCTCTGCAAAACCAACTCCAGTCGGAGATTAGTTTTCGCGCTCCAGCCGGATTTGACTTCAATCCGCTCTTGGTGATCTCTGTCATCTCAATCATCGTTCAAATTGTCATTCATTGTCGTGAGAGCCGTGACGAGCAAAGTGTGCGCGCGGCTATGCGAGACCTGCGCGCACTGCCTTTGCGGCAGCAATTTCGGCTTCGGCGTGCGTTGACCGGCTTATGGCGCGAGAACTATCCGCGCACGACAACACACCAAGAAAACCCACTGATCGACGCGGTATACCAGCTCAGCGATAGCGCGGATGACGCCGCGATCGACGAGTTGCTGTGGCTGGCGGCGCAACACAAATCATGACCGCATTCTTCGCAAGGACGCGAACTATATGGCAAGGATGCCATCAAAACACCAGCATGTACTGCCTACAGGAGAGATCCTAAAAAAGCTGTACGGCTTTGGGTATTTCGGCACGAAGACTTGGCAACAGGTCAAAGGGCTCAAAGGCGCAGACCTTGATCACGCCGTGCGCGAATATCAGCGTTTTCACGGTTTAGACCCCAACGGCTCTGTCGGGCCTGAAACAGCAAGCGTGCTTTCTCGGCGGCGGTGCGGGTTGCCCGATTTCAATTTTTCGGCGGGCGACGCGGTCTGCAAGTGGCCGCATAAAGAGATCACGTACTTGCCAAAGATCGTGCTGCCGGGCGTGTCTGCCGAGCAGGTTGTACAGGCTTACGACATTGCTTTTAGCCAGTGGGCAGCGGTGTGCAATTTGGAGCCGAAACGCGTCACTGCCGCAAACAAGGCAAACATTCTGGCGCGGTCTGGGAAGGGCAAGAAGAACGGCCTAGACGATCGAGGCGGCACGTTAGCGTGGAGTGAACTGCCGTGCGACGTCACAGAAAACGTTCAGCTTGATCAGATGTTTGACGAGGCCGAGGATTGGAGCTTCAATATGGCCGTGGCCGTGATGTGTCACGAACTCGGTCACGCATTAGGGCTGCCGCATCTCGCCAAGGGCAACCTGATGGCGCCGTACTACGATCCAAACATCACAGAACCGCAGGCAGGCGACATCCGCGAAATTCAAGATCTGTATGGCAAACGCGCGCAGCCATATGACGCGATCAAGGACGCGTCGGTGCATCTTGGCGGGACGATCACCATCAATGGCATGCCATACGTCCTCGTACCAAAAACTTGAGATCTGATAACATACGCTGACACACGCGTTCGTGCGCAAGGAGGCGCCATGACTGGTTTCCAAAAGCTCGCTCTTCTTCTCTTTGCCGCAGTTGTTCTTTTTTCGTACGGCAAAGATATCTATGCCTGGCTCAAGCTGAAGCTTGCCAGTGTGCAGCTGCCCGCGGTCCCGGGTCGTCCGGCCGTCGCAAACGACGTGGTTGGCGATCTTGTTACCGTTGCTGGTATGCGCGACCGCCTGGCCGCCGAGGGCTGTCGAGAAGGCGCTGACGCGTGTTCTGCGCTGCTCAAAGTCTTGATCGATCACAAGCATCCGCACGTAGGGTGAAAACCATGAAACCAGCTGTTTGGCTTGCCGGGCTTATCCTGCTCGCTGCCTTTGTGTTTCCGAACGGCGTAGCGTTGCCGCGCCCTCCGCAGCCGGTCCCGGCGCCGGTAATTCCTGAGCCTGTAAAGCCGACTGTTCCGCCGGATGCCGATATTGTGCGCATCTTGGCGACAGCAGCTCCGGCTGAAAAGGCGCGGATTGCTGGTGTGTACACCGGCTTGAAGCGCGTTGTGCAGAACGACACTGAAAAGCTGCTCACGACGACAGAGCAGACTGCGTTGGCGCAGGCGCGCACGCTCCAGCTCGCGACTGGCGACATGCCGATCAAGGGCAAATACGTCGATCTCGACAAGGCGATCGAGGCGGTGTTTGCGCGCAAGCTCGGCAAAGAACTTGACAGAGACGACAAAGAAGTCGCCGCTGTTGACGACAAGATCCGCGCAAAGATTGTCGAAGCGTGCGATGTGGTTATCGCTTCCGTTCAGTAATAGGTAGGCAAAACAATGTCCGCTGCGCTGGTAGTAATTCTGCTGATCGCGCTCATTCTGTTCATTGCGCTCGCTGCTTACCTTGAAACACACCTTCCAAAAACTGTCGCTGTGCCAGTTGGTTTGAGTGCCACTTTGACGAGGAGTTCGAATATGGCTGACGTGTTGACGTATCAGGTTTCGGTTGGTCCCGCTGTGGACCACGACGTTGTCTCGCGCGAGCTTTCGTGCGTGATCGACGCCGGTGAGCCGGTTGTTTCTTCGTTCCCGGGCAGCACGACTGACCTGGGTCTTGTGTCGGCGCCGCAGGGCGCGAGCGTGATCTTGGCCCTCGTCGACATCGACGATGCCGGAAACCGTTCGGACGCTGCGACGCTTGAGTTCGTAGCCGCCGATACGCTTCCGCCCGCCGCGCCGGGTTCGTTCGGCGTGACGCTTGTGGGTGAAGCACCCGCCCCGGAAGTGAACCCCGAGGCTTGATCGAGTTTGCGAACACGGGAGCGCGCGCGGTAATAGTGCCGCGCGCGCTCCTCTAGCGCGCCGAGGTTACCATGTCTCCTGAAATGCTTTTTCATTCTCCGCTCGACATCCGAAAAGCCTACGAAACAGGCTTTGTCGGAGCGATATGCGATCCAGCGCGCACTGAAGAGCTGAAAGCAGAGATCGCGCGACTCGGTGGCGTACCTGACGGCGCGCTGGCGTGCTCGCGGTTTGGGCTTGAAGAAACAGGAAAAGACAAACTCACGCTCCTGTTCATGGAGATCTTCAAGCTCTACCCGGATTGTTTGCCCGGCGGCGCGCAGGGTCGCGGCGATTGCGTGAGCTGGTCGACCCGTAATGCGTGTCTTGGCTCAATGTGCGCCGAGATCAACAGCGGCGTGCCCGACGAAGAGAGCGGCCGCCTTGAAGGCGCGCCACAGCTGAGTCCCGAGGCAATCGCTAACGGCGTGTTGAGCACGGAAGCGTTTTACAATTGGCGTTCGCATTCGGGTGACGGCTGGTATTGTTCGGACGCCGCCCGCGTGGCGATGACAAAGTCTGGGCTCTGGCTTCGCAAGAACTACGCCGAACTCAATCTCGACCTCACGACGTATTCGGCGAAAAACGCCGGGCGGTACGGCGGATCGCCGCCTCCAGCGTCATGGCTGGAAATTGGGCGCGACCATCTGGTGCGCACGTCAGCGGTCCTCAAGAGCTACGAAGAACTTCGCGACATGCTCGCGAATGGTTACGGCATTAGCTCGTGCGGTAGCGAGGGATTCTCCGACCAGCGCGATGCAAATGGCGTCAGCCGCAGGTCTGGCTCGTGGGCGCACGCGATGGCGTACCTGGCCTGTGATGATCGTCCGGAAATCATCAAGCTGTACAAAGAACCGCTGGTGTTAGTTCAGAACAGCTGGGGGAATTGGAACGAGGGGCCGCGCAGGATTTACGGCACCAACTTTAACATCCCAATTGGTTCGTTCTGGTCCCGCTGGAGCGATCTCAGGAACCGCGATATGATCGCGTTCTCCAGCGTTATGGGCTGGCCGCGACAGAAGCTGAAGAGCCACGGCGCACTTGGTAACATTTGAGGAACGCAAACATGTACGAGTGGCTGTTTTTTCTGCTGACCCCCGCTGCGCCGGTGATGTCCAATGCCACACCGCCGGAAGATTACGTCGGAGTGGTGGCTGCTGAGGTTGCTTACAGTACTCTGCTCCATTCGCGCGTGGAACCCAACAAACCCACGCGACCCATCGACCCGAACTGCAAAACCTGCGGCGGAAAAGGCAGAGTGCCTTCCGGCGACGGACAGGGCTGGTCCAACTGCCCGACGTGCCAGCCCATAGCAGCAGAAGCGCCGGTTACGCCAAAGCCGCCGTTTAAGAAGTCGCCGGTCCAGTCAATTCCGCCGCAATCCAGCTGCCCGGGCGGTGTTTGTCCGCCGTCAGCGCCGCCGCTTCAGCAGAACTCGGCTGTCCCGGGTTTTGTTCCCGCTGTTGTGCCATTCGGCCTGCGGCGCCTTTTTCGTCGGAGGGGATGATGCCTGTCAGTGACGTTCGCGGCAAGTGCTACACGTTCCGCGATCTCAAGTTCTACGCCCGTAACGGGTTTGTCTGCCTTCACGACGAAGAGGACGGCACGTTTCTTGTGCTGACTCGGCGAGAGTTTCTGGAACGCGCGCAAGCGCTGTCTGCCGAGGCAAAACGCCTCCGGCAGCAGGCGGCCGATAATCCCGGCCGTGCTTGGATCGTCTCGGACCGTTTGGAGTTACAGCGCGCAATTGAGAACATGGTGGCATGTTGCGTGGAGGCAAAAGAGCAGGGCGACCGGGATGATCCCGAGGTGGCAGCCTGGTTTATGAGGCACCGCCCGCACACCCGAAGCCGTGTTTCGATGGCCAATTCTGCAAACTTCAAGATGGACACCCCGGGCGAGCTTCCAGTTGGGAAAGACACAGGCCGACACGTTACGCCTGACTTTTCGCTTGGAGCAAAGCCCAAAAAGCTGCTGTTGCCAGGAGACTTCTGATGTCTGACGCCGCCAAAGACGCATTCAAGATCGGCTTTCTCACCCGCTGTGCCGAAGAGGGCTTGACCGGCGAAGCGCTTGGCGCGCGGTTGGAAGCGCTGGAGAAGCAGGGCAACGCTTTTAGCGCGGCCGCCATGCTGGCTGCTGGCGTTCCCATTGGATTGGGGCTTCTTGGCGGCGGGGCGCTAGGTTACGGCGCTGCGCGGATGGCTGAGCCGAAACTTTCAGACGACGAAATCAAAGCGCAGGAACTTGCGCATACGTATCGCGTGTATGCCGACCGGCTCAAGGCCAGGCGGAAAACGACGCAGTATCGTCCGGCATAAAGGGGGGTTTTGTGAGTCTGCGCAAATACTTCGACGAGATCGGTGGCGGGCAGCACGGCGACGTGCGCCTGAACTGGCCGGGCACGATGGAAGGGTTTCCAGTTATTGCCCCGCCCGGCGCGCCAGTCGATCTCAAGAAGGAAGAACTTGAAGACCTTGATCTGCGGTTTGACTTCAAATCGCAAATGTACGAACTCTGGGATCCGGCACAAAAGACCGAGTTTGACGACATAAATGATAAGATAGTCAACGGTTGGTACCGGCTGCTCAAACGCAACGACATTTGGGACGACGAGCGCAAACATTACCGTGTCTGGCTGGAGTGGTTCCAGATCTACGGAATGATTCCGACAGCGAAGAAGTGAACACCATGCCACAGCCCATCTACCCTGGCGTATACACTCCGCAAACTTCAACGTCGTCATCGGCGCAAACCGACTGGAACTGGCGTGATATCAACCCGTTCATGGCGTCAAACAACCCGGATACGCAGGCCTACATGGGATTGCACGCTGCGGCTGACAAGGCGCGCGCCGGGGCCAACACGCCAGACGCCTGGGCGCAGCAGCACGGGCAAGACATGCTCAAAATGCTTGCGGGCGGCCTTGGTCTTGGCGCTGGCGGCCTGGCGCTGTATCACCTGTCGCGCGGATTGCGGTCTTCCGGAAAGAAAGAACGTAAGTATCAAAACATGGCAACAGGTACGCCGATGATCGCAGACGACAAAACGGCGTCGTTTGATATCAATGCGCTGACTGATTCAGTTACCAAGGGCGTCGGCTCAATTCCGCAGTTTTTGGCGCACGGCCTTCCCGGCGCAGCGGGAGACGCTATCGGAAATGCCGGTAGCGGTGCCCCCAGTGATCCCGAAGCCATTCGCGGCGGAATTGCGTCAGCGCTTAAACTTGGCCTGGGCGCTACCGGTTTAATCGGCGGCGGCGCTGCGATCAACGCAATCATGAAGCAGAAGCAAAAAGCCGACGCGCGCGACGAGGTTGAAGACGCACGGCGGTATTACCACGCTGTCTTGACGGGCGCTGATAAACGAGCCAGCGCGCTTGATCGCGCTTTTGAGCGCCACTGCGGCAAGCAGGCTAGCACAGACCCGCTCAGTGGATTGTTTAGTATCGCCACAGATACCGTGCCGCGCCACCTTACAACCGCATCTGTTCTTGCGAGCCTGGCAGCCGCGGGTATCGGCGGCGCATACATGTACGATCGGACGCTGGAGCGAACACAGGGCGAGAATCTCGCCAAGGCGCAGGCGTCTCGCGCGCGCATGAGCGGGCTGCCGAAAGTGTGGATTGATCCCGAACAGCTGGCGCAAGTGAAGCAGCTCGCAGCCCAACGCAAATGAGAACTCGAAATGCCAGATTCGATTCTTCCTGCGCCCGCTCAGCCTCAACAGCGCGCGTTTGGCGATATCGGCGCCATTCGCACCAACATCTTCGATCGAGCGCTACAAAGCGCCTCGACGCTTGAGCCTGTTAAGAACGACCTGCACACGCTGCAGCTCTCTGGTGTGCAATACAGCGGACCAGAGACGTTCACTAAGGCAGATCAGAAAAGAGCTATTCTGACTGGCAGGTCGTTGCAGCGTAGGCTGACCGGCACGTGGAACCTGGTCGATAATGTAACCGGGCAGACCATTTCTCGGCGGCAGACGACACTGGCGCATGTGCCGTACCTTACGGACTCTGGTACGTTCGTAAACAAGGGCGTTGAATACACCCTGGCGCACCAGATGCGGCTGAAACCAGGCGTGTACACGCGCGAGAAAGATAACGGCGAGCTGGAAGCGCACGTTAACGTGTTGCCCGGTAAGGGCCGCATGCACCGGTACTTCCTGGATCCGAAAACCGGCGTGTTTAAGGTGCAGCTCGGGCAGGCAAACATTCCGCTCATGCCGTTGCTCAAATCTCTCGGCGCCAGCGACCAAGATATTCGCGCGGCATGGGGAAACGAGATCACAGCAGTCAACATGGAGAAGGGTGATGCGGGCACGCTGGAAAAGCTGTATCAGCGGCTTGTGTCGCGGCAAGTCCCTGATCTTGACGCCACGGGCAAGCAGAAAGCCCTTGCCGATGAGTTTGCCCGCATGGAGCTTGATGAGAACGTCACGCGCCGAACGCTTGGCGCTCCACACAAGAACCTAACGCCAGAAGCCATTCTTACCATCACGAAGAAGCTGATCGCGCTCAACCGCAAAGAAGTCGATCCAGACGACCGCGACAGCATGCCGTATCAGCACATCGTTGGTCCAGAAGACCTGATTGCCGAGCGCTTCACAAAAGATCGCCAGACACTGCGCGGTTTGCTTTGGAAAGCCACGGCACGCAAAAATCTTGATCATGTTCCAACGGGTGTGTTTAACAAAGCCATCTCGTCGGCACTGATTGGCTCGGGATTGGGTTCAAGCCTGGAAGAAATCAATCCGGCTGAGATTCTCGATCATCAGGCGCGCGTGACCCGCATGGGCGAAGGCGGTATCGGCTCGCTTGACGCCGTGCCCGCGGACGCCCGCAGCGTACAGCCGAGCCATCTTGGTTTCGTCGACTTCTTGCGCACTCCCGAGAGCGGCAAGGTGGGCGTCGACATGCGTTTTGCCAGCGGGGCCAAGAAAGGTTCGGACGGCAAACTGTATACGCCGGTCGTCGATACCCACACCGGCCAGACAACATACAAGACGCCCGAAGAACTGGCTGACATGCCGCTGGCGTTCCCGGGAGAAGAGCACAGTGATCTCCCGCAAGTTGCCGCGCTCGTTGGCGGCAAACTCAAATACGTGCCGCGCGAGCAGGCTCGATATGCCCTGCCGCACATGGACAACACGTTTTCAAGTCTCGCCAATCTTGTGCCGATGAAGAGCATGATGAAGGGGCACCGCGTAATCATGTGTGCGCGCATGTTTACGCAAGCGTTGCCGCTTGTGAACGCGGAAGCGCCGCTTGTTCAAAACGCTCTAGCTGATGACTCAAGCAAGTCGCATGACGACGTAGTGGGCACAACACTTGGTGCAGTCAAAGCGCCCGACCACGCGATGGTCGAGTCGGTCACGCCAGACGGCATCGTGTTGCGCGACCGTAACGGCAAGCGCCAAACGATCGACTTGTACAACAACCACCCGTTCAACCGGAAGACGTTCTGGCATCAGACGCCGACCGTCAATCCTGGCGACGTTGTGAAGCCCGGGCAGCTGCTGGCACACTCGAACTTCACTGATCAGCAGGGCACCGCCGCGCTTGGTATGAACATGCGCACTGCGTACTTGCCGTTTCAAGGCAAGAACTATGAAGACGCCGTGGTAATCAGCGAGTCGGCCGCCAAGCGCTTGACCAGTCAACACATGTACCAGCACGAAGCTGAGTGGGATGACACGTCAAAGATCGGCAAGAAAGCGTTTATCTCGTTGTTCCCGGCCGAGTACGACAAGAAGCTACTCGACAACTTTGATGACCAAGGCGCCATCAAGCGGGGTACCGTTGTCAACCACGGCGACCCGCTCATCCTTCAGGCAAAAGAACGCGAGACGACATACGGCAAAGTGCACCGCGGCCGCGCCGGAAGTTTCTCTAACGACACGGTCACATGGGATCACCATTCGCCCGGTGTTGTCACAGACGTTGAGCACACCGACAAGGGCGTCAGCGTTGTCGTGAAAAGCATGGCAGAGATGCAGGTCGGCGATAAGATGACCGGTCGTTTTGGCGACAAGGGCGTCGTGGCGGACATCATTCCCGATCACCGCATGCCGCACGACAAAGACGGCAACCCGTTTGAAATTCTGGTCAGTCCGCTGGGATTGATCAGTCGCGTGAACCCTGCGCAAGCGATTGAAACTGCGCTTGGCAAAGTCGCTGCAAAGACTGGGCAGGGTTACAAACTCAAAGACTTCGACTCTTCAAACGATCTCGTAGACTTTGCCCAGAAAGAGCTTGGGAAGCACGGCCTCTCTGATACTGAGGACGTCGTTGACCCGGAAACCGGTCGTAAGATTAAGGGCGTGTTGACCGGTAGCCGGTACTTCATGAAGCTGCACCACACGGCCGAGGCAAAGGGCCAGGGCCGCGCGATGGGCAGCTATACCGCGGAAGGTACTCCGGCCAAGGGCGGCAGTGAAGGCGCTAAGCGCGTTGGCATGCTCGATCTTGGCGCGCTGCTCAGTCACGGCGCCGGAAAAGTGATCCGCGACGCCAAAATGGTGAGAGGGCAGGCAAACCCCGAGTACTGGTCGCAATTCATGGCTGGTTACTCGGCTCCGTTGCCGAAGATCCCGCATGTGTACGAAAAGTTCGTGTCGCAGCTGCAGGCGTCGGGTATTAACCCTGTCCGTACCGGCACAAAGACGCAGCTGATGGCGTTGACAGACAAAGACGTCGACTCGCTCGCTGGCGACCGTGAGATCAAAAACTCCGAAACGGTGGATTGGAAAGGCCGACTGAAGCCCATATCTGGCGGCCTGTTTGACGAGTCGTTGACCGGCGGACATAGCGGCAATCGCTGGTCAAAGATATCTTTGCACGAGCCTATGCCCAACCCTGTGATGGAAGAACCCATCCGGCGCGTTCTGGGGCTTACTGAAAAGCAGTTCCGCGGCATTCTGGCCGGGCAAGTGCCGTTGCTTGATAAGACCGGCCCAGAGGCGATCAAGCACGCGTTGTCCCGCATCGACCTGCCGAAGGCGATTAATCAGGCGCGAGAAGATATCAAGTCCGGGCGCAAGACGCTCCGCGACGCTGCTGTGCGCAAGCTGGGGTACCTTAAGAGCGCGGAGACCACGGGCGTGCATCCAAGCGATTGGATGCTCACGAAAATGCCTGTGCTCCCGCCGTTGTTCCGGCCAGTTTCGACCATGGGCGCAAAGAAGCTCCCCCTCGTGGCCGACGCGAACTACCTCTACAAAGAACTGCTTGACGCGAACAGCGCGCTCAAAGAGACCGCCGGGGCTTTCAGCGATTACGGCGACGAGCGGCTGAACCTGTACGACTCCATGAAAGCCGTTTCTGGCTTGGGTGACCCGATGCAGCCCAAGAACCAAGAACGCCGCGTGCAGGGCTTTTTGTCGCACATCTTTGGCTCGTCGCCCAAGTTCGGCACCGTGCAGCGCAAGTTGCTTTCGACAACGACGGACTTGGTGGGCCGCGCGGTCATTACACCCAATCCAGACCTGGATATGGACGAGGTAGCGCTCCCCGAAGACAAAGCCTGGGAAGTGTACAAGCCGTTTGTTGTCCGCGGGCTGGTCCGCCGTGGTTTACCGCGGATGCAAGCTCTCCAGGCTGTTGAAGACCGCAATAAATCGGCTTACGCTGAGCTGAATACGCAAATGTCGTCACGGCCGATCGTGATTAACCGTGCGCCGGTTCTACACCGATACGGTATGATGGCGTTTTATCCGAAGTTGACGAAGAATCACGTGATGGAGGTTAATCCGGTCATTACCAAGGGTTTCGGCGCGGACTTTGACGGCGACGCGATGCAGTATCACGTTCCGTCGACAGAGGACGCCGCGCAAGAAGCTGTCGAAAAGATGCTGCCCAGCAAGAATCTTTTCTCGGTATCGACGTTCAAGGCGCACTACACGCCGAACAAGGATTACCAAACCGGCGTGTATCTGGCGACCAGTCGGATTGATAAGAAGTCACCGCCAAAGGTGTATCAATCACGTCAAGATGCGATCAAGGCTTACCATCGCGGGGAAATCGACGTGGATACCCCTGTGCACATCATTGAGAGCTAACGGAGGTTTGCATGTATACGGTCAATCCTGAGCTGCTGAAGATGATGAGCCGCCAGCTTGAGAAGTCGGCTGTTGTGCCGTCTGACGCGGCCATGATGGCTGGTGGTCCGCCCCCGGGCGGCGCGCCGCCGATGGATCCGGCGGCCATGGGCGCAGCGCAGCCGGTTGACCCGGCGCAGGCCGCCATGGGTGCCGCCCCGCCTCCGGGCGCTGACCCGACCGGTGCCGCAACAATGGCCGCCCCGCCTGCCGCTGTTCCGGCACCAATGCCGCCCGCTACACCTACGGCTGGCGGCGCTCCGGGCGCACCGAAGATCAAGCCTGAGCAGATGATGCAAATGTTGGATTTCCGGCTCTACAACATGCAACAGCAGCTCACAGCAATCATGAACGCGATGGGCGTGCAAGTCGACCCGGCTACGCTTGTTCTTCCGCCCGGGACCACCGGCGCGCCGCCTGCAGAGTCGGCCCTTCCTGGTGGCCCGATGGCACCGCCGCCCCAAGATCCGAGCGCACCAAACGCGCCGCAGCCCCCAGGCGGCCCGATGCCCCCCGGCGCACCCATGGACCCGTCGCAGGCGCCGATGGACCCGAACGCGGCTAAGCAAGCGAGCTGGTGGGAAAAAGCCGTCAAGGCTGGCGAAGAGTACAACCACGACCAGCCGACCGAGACGCAAAGTCTCGCTGAAGCCGTCAAGATCATGCTTAGGAACCTGTAATCGTGCGCGTAAAGTTGCAGCACAACCTGCAACCCCACGAACAAAAGGCCCACAGCATCGTCATTGAAGACGACGCTGGCAATCCGATTTTTGTGGCGTTGCAGCTTGATGAGTCGATTGTTTACGCAGATGCGCGGGAGCCGGACTTCCACGCTATGTTGCGCGCGGCTGGAGTCGATAAGACTGTCGCTGTAACAGAAGTGCGGCCGAAGCCAATGCAGAACTTGCTCTGGACGCCGTGACCATGCTTAAAACGACGCTGGGCCAAATCCTGGTAAATGAAGCGCTTCCGGAGGACATGCGGGACTACAACCGCGTCCTCACGAAGAAGGATATGGGTAAGCTCGCAACAGAGCTGGCTGAAAAGCATCCAGAAAAGTACCGCGAGGCTATGAAACGGCTGCACGACGTCGGGCGTGCTGCGGCGTATTCAACCAACGGCCTGTCGTTCGGTTTAAAAGATATCAAACCAACACTGGCGGTCCGCGACGCACAAGTACGCGTTCAGCGGCAGTTGCGCGCAATTCTTTCTAATCCGCAGCTGGACGACAAAACGCGTTCGATGGAAATTCTCAAGCTTGCGTCCAGTACGCAACGCGAGCTGGTCGAGAAGGTCTACGAGGAAGCGCGCGGAATGGACAATCCGCTCGCGCATCAGGTGCTAGGCTCGGGTCACGGTAATAAGTTCTCGTTGAACTCGATCATTGGCGCCGACATGCAGTATGTCGACCACAAGAACGAGCCGATTCCCATTCCGGTATTGCGCGGCTACAGCCAGGGGTTGCGACCCGTGGAGTACTTTGCAGGTGCGTTCGGCACGCGTAAGGGCGTGATGGATCTCAAGACCGCCACAGCTGACGCGGGCTTCTTCGGCAAGCAGCTTGTGCAGATGACGCATCGGTTACTCGTAACCGGTCAAGACGAAGACGACCCGGAGAGGCAGGCCACGGCACATGACCGCGGCTACCCGACCGACGTTGACGACACCGACAATGAGGGGTCGTTCCTTGCGCGCCCTGTCGGCCCGTACAAGCGCGATACCTTGCTGACGCCCAAGATTCTCCGTGACATCAAAGAGATGGGCGTGCAAGACATTCTTGTGCGAAGCCCAATTGTTGGCGGCCCGGAAGACGGCGGCGTGTACGCCAAAGACGTCGGTTATCGGGAGAAGCGCCGACTGCCGCCGATTGGCGACTACGTCGGTATTGCAGCGGCCCAAGCGCTTTCTGAGCCGGTGACACAGGCCCAGATTAGCTCCAAACACAGCGGCGGCGTGGGCGGCGCGGGCTCGATCTCCGGCTTCAAGGCGATCAATTCGCTCGTGCAGGTGCCGAAGACTTATCCGGGCGCCGCCTCACACGCGCAACTGGACGGACGCGTGCAGGAAATTCGGGAAGCGCCGCAGGGCGGCTATTACGTACAGATCGGCGGGCAGGATCACTATGTTCCCGTCGACCGCAAACTGCAAATCAACAGAGGCGACGAGATCGAGGCCGGTGATGTGCTTTCAGACGGCATCCCCAACCCAGCAGAAGTCGTAAAGCACAAGGGTATTGGCGAAGGCCGCCGGTATTTCGTGCAGGCCATGCGGCAAGTGATGCAAAACTCCGGTATTGCGCCGCAGCGCCGTAATCTTGAACTGTTGTCGCGTGGGCTGGTCAACCATGTTCGCATGACAGACGAGCACGCGTCGTACAGCCCCGAAGACGTCGTGCCCTACTCGGTGCTTGAACGAAACTGGCAGCCGCGCGCGGGAAGTGTGACCGGGGCGCCCAAAAGCCTGACAGGTCATTACCTGGAACGGCCCGTGCTGCACTATTCAATCGGCACAAAAGTGGGCAAGAACGTCGCAAGCACGCTGGATCGTTACGGAATCAAGCAAGTTGAAGCGCATCGGCAGCCTCCCCCATTTCAGCCCGAGATGATCCGCGGTATGTCGAACATCTCGAATGATCAGGACTGGATGACCCGCATGTTGGGTTCTTACCAACAAAAAGGCCTGCTTAGCAGCGTACACCGCGGGGTTACAAGCGACACGGCTGGTAGCAGCTTTGTGCCGTCACTTGCGCGTGGAGAAACGTTTGGCGTATCCGGTACAACGAGCGGATGGCGCCCATAATTGTATTCCTGTAGGATGTAGAAGCTCAGACACGGTAAATTATGGTTTTCCGTGAACTGCTGCCGAGTTCACGGAAAAGCGTGAACCACGTGAATTGTCGAGACGCCGCACGGAGGTGGCCGCTGTGTATAACCGCAAAAAGAATGAGCCGTCCTGGACGCACTGGCGCGATGTAGTTCGGTCGCACAACCGGACACAGACGAAAGTTGCCGACTTCGGCGGCAAGGGCGACAGTACATCATTCGAGCAGGCGTTCTCGAATCTGGCGCACGCGTATCTCCGCGAGTCGGCGCCAAAGCTTCTCGATCACGAGATCGGGTTCCAGCTGCTTGACCGTGACCGCGAAAACACCAAGGCTGTTGGCGTTTTTGCCTTCAAAGTCGGGTCGAGCTGGTTGTACGCGCCGGTCTTCTTCCTGAACGGCGACCTCAAGGGTCACGAACTCCTGTACATCAAGAATCAGGACATGTTCGTGCCGCTCAAGGAAAACTGGATCAATTACCTGATCAACCGGAAGCCGAACATTCTCGGCTCCAGCGTTGACAGGAACACTGCGTCGCTCGGCCAACGGCAGCCTGATTTCACGCAGCTTTCGCGCTCTCCAGCCAAGTTTGGTTCAGCCAAGCCGACGCTGAAAGAGATGATGGCCGCTGTGATGGGGCCGTTTGCCAAGTGTGCCACGCTGAACACGGCCGAAACCTTGGCAGCGATGGGCAAGCAGCTGAATCTGGCCACGTTCCTCAAAGCAGCTCGGCTGACCACGATTGACATGCTCGTGAAGACGATGAAAGACGCTCCGGCGCTTGCCGAAGCGTTTAACGAGTTTCACGACCTCGACGTGATCAAGGAAGCGGTTGCGCTGGCCAAAGAACGCGAAAGCCGTCCAAAGATCGCCAGTGTGCTGTCTGAAGCGCCGAAAGAATCTCCGGCGCTGGTCGGGCTCAAGATCGTCACGTACTCGACTACGGTGCAGATGAAGCTGCCGCCGGAAACAACCGAAGAAGACCAGGAAAAGCTGCTTCGTGACGGCGTCCTGATTCTTGACCAGCGGGACCGAGACAACGTTTCGATTCCTTACAACATCCAGGTCGAGAAGAAGCTTTTCAACCCGACGTGCAGCGGGCTGTATGACGTGCTCGTCAAGCCGGGCAGCATCGAGCGCTGCTACATCGCCATGTATCCCATGGGTGGTGCCAAGCGGGCCGACTTTTGCACCGTGGTGCGAACAGAGGGCAAGCACAACTGGATCAACATCGACCCAGCTCAGGTGTTTGTGCTTTCGCAAATCGAAGGCGACGAATACGATTCGTGGTTTAACGGCCTGCCGGACGCTACTTCGGCGCCGACTGGCCGGACCCGATCAATGGTGCTCAGCAAGTCGGGTGACTCTACATGCCCGTTCCGCGTGCTTAAAGAGCTGGGCGAGGACGAATTCGGCACCACGTCGTACGAAATCGACTTGGAGTGCCACGCGAAGTATCCGCGGCACCAGCACATGCCGATGTCGGCGTACTTGGACCCGCTGCGCTACGACCCGTGGCGCGACGGAACACGGTTGCATCTGAAGGCCAAGAAGGGGTCGAGCCTGCGGTCCAGCATGGGCGACATCTTTGTGCCGGAAAGCTTCAAGCTCCTCAAGTGCGAACCCGGTGAAGACGACGCCCCCGCTGGCGAGTCTGATACCGGCGCTGTCTGCGGCTGTGGTGAAAGCGAGAATCCGCCGATTCGGCCGGGCAACCTCATCGACGCCCAACTTGAGATTATGGGCAAGACCGCCGCGCTGGAGGTGTACCACAACGGCACGCAGGTCGTGATCAACAAGGAAGCCGCTAGGTCGCCAGTTATGGCACTGGTCACGCTTGTCGAGCATCACGGGCTGCGCGAAGCTGACGCCCGCGAGATTCTCAAAACCGCGGCGGACAAACGGAAGTACAGCGGGCGCATCAAGTATGCCGCTCCATACGGCAGCCCGATGATGATCCAGGGTGCGCCGAATGCTCCGACTGATCCTGGTCCGGTATATGGCGGCGAGACGATCATGGGCGCCGATGTACCCACGCAAATGGGAATCGACATCGGCATGCCTGTCTCTGACATGGCGGCTAGTAAGACTGACCGGCAGGTTTACAACCCCAACACGCGGCTCGACAAGAAAGATATCAATGCCGTTCTGCAAGCCGCGCAAAGCGGCCAGCAAGACGTCTTTGATACGGCGATGATTGGCTCAATGCTGCGCGCCGTGCGTGATGACTCGCTTGTCGACCGGTACATGGGCGAGTTGACCAGCGGTCTCGACAAACTTGGCCGCGTGCTGTTCATGTTTTACTGGCACGGCGATCGGTTCGCTGATCGCTATGGCAAAGCCGACATGCCGGAACTGGAAGACTCGCTCCGCAACGCCTTCGAGATGCTCGGCGACGTCATTCTCTTCTTGAAGCAGAAGACGATTGATCCATACCCCGAAGAAGCTGGCACCGACGTCGATCTCGGCAACGTCGCAAACTCGTGAGGATAAACCATGGCTAGTGCTCCTTGGACGGGCGAGACTGTTTTTACTGCTACGAGCGGCGCAGCTACTACGGTCGCGCTGAAAGTGCCGCATCGTGGGCGCATTAAGGGTTTCAGCCTTTCGCAGACAAGCGGCGCTAATGCTGGTGCCGCTGCCGCGCTGTACACGAGCAACCAAGAGACAGCGCCGAATTCCGAGCTGCCTGCAGAAGCGTTTCACATTCTGGACATCACGCTCCCTACTGCGGCAAAAGTCGATAACCACTCGACAGACATTTCTTACGTTAACCGAGACGGTACGCCGACAAACCCGCAACGTTACTTGTATTTGAAGATCACACCAGCGGGTTCTGGTGCCAAGAACTTCGTCTTTTCGATCACAGTCGAAACGCCGTCGCTCATCTAATGCTCCAAGCACTTCGAGACAACCCGCTTCGCGCGCCAAACTGGCGATGGTTGCGCGCCGTTCAAATTGACGGCGGCGGCCCTCGGGCCAGCCGCGCCGTCGACGGTCCAGATGGTTTTGCGTGGATCCGCCGCGCCAGCCGCCTGAAGCGCCGCTATGAACTTGCCGGAAATCGCCCGGACCAGCTGTATCGGCTCGTGCAGTACGACCGCGACATGTTCTGGGCGCACTCGATGTGGCTAGACGAGCGCGCGCCGACGCGTTGGGCGATCGAAGCCCGCATTCTTGCCGGAGAGACAGACGAAGAGATTGCGACAAAGCTGGGAACGTCTCCGTCGGTTATTGCGGCCTATGAAGCCGTGTTTTTCGACGTGCGCAGCCTGCTGACGAATCGGGACTACGTTACAACCGTGATCATGTCCGACGCCGTTGTTCGCGGATTGAGCGAGCGGCAGTACGACTTGCTCTGGAAGCTTTTTGGGTATCACGGCGGCGCGCATGTGCTTGATGCCGTGATCTCTAAAGTAACGCCGATGGACAAGCCAGGGCAGTCCAAGGACGTCGGATTGTTCTTCCAGGAATTCGCAGTCAACGCTGTAAAGCACCGCGCAGCTTTGGCGACGATTACCATGCCGCTCAATGCGCACACCCAATTGGCGCTGATCGACTCGTTCGTGAAATACGTCGAGATCGAGAAAAGCAGCGAAACAGCCGAGAAAGCGCACGGCACCATCATCGACAACATTGGCGCTATGATGGCCGCCCTGCCGTTTCGAATTGGTACAAAGCTGGATTCCATCGATGCAAAAATGCTACCCTTTGATGACGGCGCCGCGGAATTGAACAACGCCGAACTCATGGCTGTGGCCGCTGGTGATACACTAAGTAACCAGCAGGCCATCGCAGACTTGCGTTTTCCGGGAGAATAGCAATGCGGCCACTGACAAAAGAAGCCGAAGCGAAGCTGATCGCGGCCATTGAAAAGGCTGCTGGGTACGTGAACAGCGGCCTGGCACCCAACGATGCGATCATCAAGAGCGCGGGCGAGGCTAACATTCCCGCCGGACACATCAACCTCATGGTGCACGCCTACAACACGGGCCGCACCACCAAACAGCGTGAGCAAAGCGACGACACGCTGGAAAAGGCCGCCGACTTCCCCCTGGCTGACGCGCAGACCGTGATGGACGCGCTGTACCCCAAGGCTGTGAAGACCGCCGCTGAAATCTCTCGTTCATCTGTTGTTTCGGTTGAATACGCTGTTTCGCCACGTGACCTGCTGGTTCGCCGTAATAGCGACCAGGTTAAGGCCGCGGCTGCAAAGATATCTTTGCCCGAGAAGACGTGGACCCCTCCGCCGCGTGACGAAGAAGCGGCTGCCCGTAAAGCAGCCTCGGATCGCCGCGCAGCAGAGTTGGCCCAGGAAGAACTTCGTCGTCAGGCTACGGCAGCCTACGCTAAGGCCGCCGCCGCAATGGACGAGCTTCACGATTATTTCCGTCATCCGGGCAACATGAGCTTCCAGGACGCCGTGCGCCATACGCGCTTTCGACTCGGCGAAGAAGGCGTGGCTGTGCTCCAAAAGCTTGCTGCTGTCTACCCGCGGCTCGAAAAGCAGGCGGCCACCCAAGAAGTGTGGGTTGGCGGCGGCGCTCCGGTCAGCCTGGTCAGCGACGTGTTGGACGCCGTGTATGCCTACAACGAGGCCAAGGCTGCTGTGCCGGTAAAGGCCGCGAATCATAAGAAAGAAGCACCAGTTTTTCTTACCGATTCGATTCTGTACAACCCGGCCGACGAGCCCCTGACTCTCAAGTCTGCTGCTCCGCAGCCGCCAACGCCGGGCGCGCCGAGCGCGGCTAAACCAGCGCCAAGCGGCAACAGCGGTGGTCGCGGCTTTGGCGGGTTTTTAGCGCCAGCGTTGTCAGCCGCAGAGCGCATGGTTAGCGGCGGCCCTCCAGCGGAAACAAAGACCAAAGCCATGGCGTCATTGACCGA